CGTTTACTATTTCTGATGCAAAATTACAAAAAAAAAGAAACACCCAAAAGAAAATCAAGAAAATATTGTAAATTATTCGGTATTTCTGTTGTATAAGATGTTAAAACGAATAAGATATTATAAAAGTAATAATGATTTTTTATATAGAATATTTTTGGATATAACAAAAAATATTCTATGTGAGAAACATGGTGTTAAATTAGTAAGGATTAAATATACTGATAAATTAACAGATGATTTTTTAAAAGAAAATTTTACTTAACAAAACGCGACCTGGCCCATTATCTGCTGGTCTCGATAAACAATATATCGCATGTAAAAATGGTAAATCTTCTATTGAATATCCTATACATGGTATCGAGAATATATTAGATGATACATATGGGATTATTGCATATCAGGAGCAATTGATGCAAATTGCGAAACAAGTTTCTGGTTTTGACGATAACCAAGCAGACTCAATTGTCCGCAAAATTATAGCCAAAAAGAAAGCTAGCATGTTCCCTATGATGATTCGTTGCCATATCTATGGCAAGAAAAATTGTGAAGGTCCTGAAGGTTGGGAACAAGACGATAATGCTCCTTGGTATGATCCTAAAGGAAAATATGGTCCAGAAATTAAAGGTGCTGTTTCTAATGGATATACTCCAGAAGAAATGAATTATTATTTTGATTATATCTCTGGGTTCAGCTCGTACGCCTTTAATCGCTCTCATGCTGTTGCTTATTCTTTTATCAGTATGCTTACTACTTGGCTTAAATTATATCATCCAGTAGAATTCTTTGCTGCATATTTATCGATGCAATCTTTAGAAGATTTAGTTCGTTATATTCCATTAGTTAGAAAGGAAGGGATTGACGTTGAAGTTCCAGACATTAATGTTTCAAATCTTGATTTTACTCCTAATGGAAACACTATCTTATTTGGTCTTGGGTCCATTAAGGGCGTGGGTCTATCTTCCATACCTGCCATAATCGAACATCGACCTTATACTTCTTTAGAAGATGCTATGAATAAAATCGGCAAGAAAGCATTTAATAAGCGTGTCGGTTCAGCTTTAATTAAATCGGGTGCTTTCTCTAATATTAAGCATAATCGTTTAGAATTAATGAATCAGTTCTACGATTTAAGAAAAGATAAAGATGAACGTTTAAATAACGAAGATTACGGAAGGGAACTCATTATGAGCTTTGAAATGGAAACATTAAATTGTCCGGTAACATATACGCCGGAATGGTTTTCTATGGAAGATAAAACTGAAGTAGAAAACGTTAAAGTTAAAATTACGAAAGTCGATGAACGCAAAGATAAGTCTGGCAACCTTATGGCATTCTGTAAAGGCGATGTTGGTGGCGGAGTCGAAATCGATTTAATCGTCTTTAGTTCTATTTATCTAAACAATTTGCCTTATATCAAATACGACGAAACAGTCTATTTATCCGGCAAAAAAGAATCTGATTCTAAGATGATTGTTAAGAAAGTTAGCCTGTCATAGACAGGCTTTCTTTGTAATATAATTCTGTAATCGATGTTATTTAAACCCTATGAAAAGGATAATATAAAATGGCAGATATTAAAGGTAATATCCTTGTCGACAATGGCGCAGGCGGCAAGGACCCGTTTTACGGAAAAACGACGGCCGATCAAGTTATGTTTAGCGACGGTGAAACATTAGAAGAAAAGTTTCGACGTTTAATCGTTGACCATGCTTTACTATCTGATCGTGCCGGCACTGCAGACAGAAGTGATTTGAGTGAAGATACTCGTAAGTTTATGGGTCATCCGATCGAAGATTTCTTATTGCGCGATGAATTATATGCAGCTATTATAAAAGCTAATGATAATAACGATTGGAAAAATAGTGTTGGTTCTGTAACCGAACTATATACGACATATCCAGATGCAACAGTTGGCAATGTTGTAGCTGTTAACGGTGGAGATACCGCAGGATCTCTCTATCGGTTTAATGGAACAGACTGGGAGATTTTGGTAAGAAATGGTAAGAGTGTTCTTCCTAATAATGTTGTCGATAAAATTAATCAAAGCGTTATTATTCAAAAATTAGAATTCGGCACTAATAAATGGATTAAACAAGGTGAAGACAATTATGAATTATCCTTAGATATTCCTAATGTCGAAATTGTTCAGGTCGTAATCTATGACGGTGTTAATAAAAAACTTAGTACGATTACTCCTGAATATAATGCAAACAAAGTAATTCTCCATAGTGTATTCCCAGAACGTGGGTATATTCTATACTACACTCAACAAAACGATGTATTGAATTACGGTGATTCTGTATGATTCAAAAATTAAAAGAACTTGTTGGTCTTCGCGAAATTAACGCGAAGATCAACGAATTTGATGTTGAGATCGAAGATCTTAAACGTATTTCGGGTACAACGGTTACGAAACAAACGTTATTAGACTTTATTAAAACTAATAAAAAAGCAATCGAAGATGCTATTCAAGGTCTACAAAGTCGATTAAATGATCTTCGAAATACGATAGCCAATAAATTATCTAACTATTATACTAAGGCTAATAGTAACGATTTATTTGCTTCGTCTTCTACAGCGAATAGTTATTTACGCAAAGATCGTGATGAAACTATTAATAATAATTTTAACATTAACGGAACAATCAGTTTAAATAATACTAGCGGCCCGATCATTCAATTTGGTAATGGCAGTTGGGAAGTCCGTCCAGGATATTTTAAAATGATTTCTCCGGACGGCAATGTTCCGATCGAAATTAGAAATGGAGTTACTTATATCAACGGTCAAGAAATAGTTACTGGCGTTAGTTATATTTCTCCTGGTGAATGGGTCGAACTTCCAGGTAGCCGCAATACTCGAAACGTAAACTATTCTAGAGTATACGGTGACGATGCGAATCAAATGTTAATCGTATACCAATATCATGACGGCAATGATAACGGACATTTATATATCAATCATATATTGATCGAATTAAGTTTAGGTCAACCTTATTATAAAGATAAAAATTGTACGATTAATTTACAGAATGGCGTTATTAATCTTGATTGGAGCGAAGAAGGATTTAACGGCATTATAAAAGCAGTTTATTATCGATAGGAGTTTTATATGGCAAAACGAATGGAAAAATTTTCTGTGTCATATAAAGCGACACAAGAAATTAATAAAATTATAGATAGTTTAAAAGATATTATTAAAGATACTTCTGATAAAACAATTTCGACAAACGATTTTATCAAAGAGTTTAATAAAATTAATTTAATCTATAATAATGCTAGAAAAAGTTTTTCTGAATCTTTAGAAAATATCAAAAACGGATTTAATGAGACTATTAAGTCTTATTTTAATAAACAAGAACAAGACGATCGTTATTTAACAAAAATTAGTTTAAATAATGCAATTTTAAAGAATCAAAATTTAGACTATCAACATAAACTTACAGTTGCTGGCGACAATAAGATTACCGGTCATAAAAATGGCAACACGTTAATGACTCTTAACGGTGTAAAATTAATTATCGATGGTGATTGGCTTAAATTAATCAATCCTGATGGATCTGAGCTATATGCTAAGAATATCAATACCGGTACTCAGCGTTCTTTAGGTGAAGATATCTTCCAGTTAAAAGAACGTACTTATATCCCAGCAGCTTGGAACGAAATCCCGAATAGCTCTATTAACAATATAGGCGGTACAGTTCAATTACCGGCGAAATGGAACGACTTAGTTCTTATTGTCGATAATACATATCACGAAGGTGGTCATGATCTACAAAACGATCATCGTATTGCACCAGCTTATGTATATATGTGTAGAGCCGAAGTTCCGATTAAATTCTTAACTCCGTATTCTACGGTCGGTGTCGAGGTAACAGCATCTTATGTTAAGTTAACTCAAAAGACTGGTCCTGTATTTACTGGGTATAATCAAAGCCGTAATAACGGCAATGTTATGAAGGTGTTATGGCGATGATAGAACATTTAAGAAGTAGAACGACTACGTTTTTACAAGTAAGAAAAATAAATGAAATAATTGATGCCATAAAATCTTTTAGAGACGCCGCTGAAGGAACTGGCGTTAATGGTTTAATTAATCAATATACTAATCGTATTAATCAAATGAAAGATTATTTAACGAATACTGTTCCGATATCTATATATGATTTATTGGCTTTCATTAATAATAAACTTTCTGGATATTATACAAAACAAGAATCAGATAATAAGTTTTTAAATAAAAATAATGCCGGCGATTATCTTCGTTATGACGATTTAAATCTTAACGGTAATTTGACGATTAATTCTGGTAATCAACCAGCTATAAAGTTTAATAAATCCAATGGCGTATTATTTACGATTGACGGTGTCGATATTTCTGTTTGGCCTTTTGTTATTGCAAAAGATAATAACAAATATTTAGAAATAAATAATAATGGTCTCGCTACCGATAAAACTATTATTACTAAAAATAATTATCGTAAATTTGTAAAACTTCCTCAATGGAAAGACGGTAATTCTATTGGAGAATCGAACAAAAATGATTGGCGTGAAGTATATGCATATAACCCATATAAAAATGATTTCCATACAGTATTCTTTATGATTAAAGATGCTTATAAACGAAAATATAATCCATATGAAGTTAGCGATAATTCAAGCCTGATGACAAATATGTCGGTATCGTTCCAAAACTATTATGGCGGCGATAAGAACTATCAAACAATTTCCCGTATCGATCAAAATCCATGGAACTGGAAATTCGAAGTTCATGAGATTTGGCGTCGACGTAAAAAACACCATAGTAGTTATAGCGATTATTGGGAAGGTTTAGGAGGATATATTATTAAATGTCGATAGATATTAATACATTGAGAAGCGAGATTAATAATCTTATTTCTAAAATAAATAGCCTCGAATCAACCGTTATCGATAACGATCAGTATGTTAATGCCTTAGATTTTTACGATAATTTTATTTCGGTAAATGAAACGTTAAATAATTTATCACTCGACACTGTCGATATTACTGGATCTATATTTTTAAATAATAATAAGATTGGCTCTAACGAAATCTTGGTCGGCAATAAGTCACTTTCATTCGATCAACGATTATCTTATAATAATCGATTCGTTAAAAATAATTATGATATGGCATTACCAGAATATAAAGAATATACTTTATCTAAATTAGAAAAAGGCGATTATTATATTTTAGTTAGCGTAAGCGGATATTTAGTCCCATTAACTATTAATTATTGCGGGAAAGATTTCAAGAATAATCTTATCACGATAAAAGATGGCGTTATTACATCTGATAAAGAATTTAAAGTATATAAAAGGTAACATATGATTAGTTTAATACATGATGACTCTGTTAACCTTGCCGACTTACAAAATAAAATTATCGAAATTCAAGATTGTTTAAATACTAGAAAAAATGATATAATCGACAATATGGTTTCTCTTAATATCGAGAACTATACGATCGATGATAATCAGTATTATAAAAAAACTAAACGATACGATTATTCAATCGATACTTTGGATACTCAAAAGATTATTGGAAGTATAAATATCGATGAAGACCATATCGAACTTGGTGGCAGAAAATTGTCCGGTAAATTATACAACGGAACAAAATTATTATCTAAAAATGATAACTCTTATGACTGGGTCGAAATACCGGTTAAAGAAAATATCGATTTATCTCATGCCCATGAAATAAATATTATTTTTAAAAATAATAATAAAGTTTCTAATTTGTTTATCGTAAAAAAATCTGGTACTTATAAAGATATCGATCAAACAATTATCGTATCTATTCTAGAAAATAACTTAATTATCGATAATGTCGAAAAGGTTTCTAATATTTTTATAAGATAAAAGGATGCTATTCAATGAATGAAATTTCATTAAGCGCTATTAATGATTCGCTTATGAGTTTAAATCATAATGTATCTGAAATTATTAATCAAGCGCATACTCAAATTAATGAACATTTAGATCAAAACGGTATTACTTTGAGTAATATAAATAGCGAGTATCTTAATAAAAACCAACGTAACGATAAGATAATGGTTAACAATTTATTCGTAAAAGAATTAAAATTAAACGGTAAAAATATATTTGACGGAGACGTAATCTCTTATGGCTCTAATTCATTATCTTTATCAGATGAATTGTTAGTGAATGATGAGCAGGTATTATTGGAAAATGATACCTGCTCTACTTTATGTTATGAAGGCGTTTATTCTGCATACTTATTAAGCAATAAATCTGAAATCGTTATTTCTGGTTTATATGAAGAATCGAATATCGGTGATTTAATTATTCCGGTATCTATTTTAGAGAAGAACTCGACCACTACTGTTGGTAATGAAAAATTTGCAGTTCTTATTAAATGCACTGATGACGAATGTTCGATCGAACCAGGAAATCAACAGTCAGTTATTACGAACGTAATTATGAGGTAAGAGAATGAAACATTTTATCGATCAAGCCTCGTTAGATGAAACGAGTATTCAGTACCTGGTTTATAAATTAAATGAAGTTATTCGTGTCGTTAATAATAAACCAGATATCCATGATTTAGAATACTGGGCTGATACGTTAAAGCAATTCGAAAAAGATGGTTCTATTAATACCTATACAGATTTAATGGAAGCTCTTAAAAAGAAGCCGGACTTTAATCAAGTAAGAGATACAGTTCGTGATGAGTTAACAAAATTTGTCGACCAAATGAATCAACGTATTTATCAACCGACATTAGACCAGTTGTTAAAAATAATTGGCGACGCATTGCAAGAATATATTCATGCGCAAGTCGACGATTATTTAAATAAATCTATTGATGATTTGAAAAACAGACTTAGTGCTGAATTAATTTATTGGAATTAAAGGAGATAACATTCTATGTCCAAAAAATTTGTAGGTAAAGCTCATTTTGGTTTATACGATCCAAAACGTGATAAAGGTATTGAAATTGGTGGTTCTGGTAATCAAGGTGGTTCCAGTACTCCAGTCGATAACAAAGCTGTTGAAGACGTAACAAAACAAGCTAGTGCAAACAAAGAAGCATCTGCTGCTAATAAAGTATTAGCCGAAGCTAATAAAGCTGCCGTTGCTAAAGTAGCTGCCGATCTTGCTGCTAAACAAGCTCAAGACGTTATTACTTTCTTAAGTAAAGTCGAAGCTGCTGCTCAATATCAACCTAAAGGTGAATATATCACCGATGCCAAAGTAGCTGAAAAAATTACCGAAGCTCAAGGTAAAGCTGACGAAGCTGCTGCTGCTAAATTTGCGACTAAAGCAGAACTCGAAACAGCGACTGGTGGCGTATCTGCTAAAGATCTTAAAACTTTAAAAGATGCTATTGAACTGCTTCGCGATAACCCAGATAGCATTGCAGAAATCGCTAAAAAAGCCGATAAAGATAAAGTATATGATAAAGATGCTATCGATAAGTTAATTAAAAAACTTAACGATAAAGATACCGATCTTGAAAAAGCTATCGCTAAAGCGGCTACTGCTGACGACGTAGTTAAAGCTGCCGAACTTACTGAAAAAGTTAAATCTATTGACGATTTAACTCCGTTCGCTAAAACTGCTGAAGTTGAAGCTACATATGCTAAAATATCTGATTTAGCCGATAAAGCCGATAAAGCTGCTATCGAAACTGAACTTGCTAAAAAAGCTAATGCTAGCGATTTGACTCCGCTTGCTACAAAAGAAGAAGTAGCTAAAAAAGCAGATGCTACTGCTCTTGCTACTAAAGCTGATCAAACAGCATTAGATAACGTTAAAGCAGAAGCCGATGCAAACAAAGCTGCTATAGCTGCAGAAGCTGCTGAACGTAAAGCTGCCGACATTCTTAACGATGCAAAAGTAAAAGGTATCTCTGACGATGTATCTAAATTGAAAATTGATGCAGCTCAAGCTAAAGTAGAAAATGAAAAAGCGTTAAGCCGCAAGGCGGATCAAGAAGCTGTTAATACAGTTCTCGAAGGTAAAGCTAGCAAAGCCGAAGTTGCCGAAGCTAAACAAGCTGCTACCGATGCTGCCAAAGAAGCTGCTAAAGCAAATACTGCTCTAGAAGGCAAAGCTGATGCTGCTGCATTAGAACCATTAGCAACTAAAGAAGCTTTAAAAGGTGCTAAAGATGAATTAGCTCAAGCTGTTGAAGCTGCTAAAGCTGCAGCCGAAGCGGCGAAGACGGAAGCTAAAACTGGCGAAGCTGTAACTGAAGCTAAGACAAAAGCCGAAGCTGCCGACACTAAAGCTAAAGAAGTAGAAGCTGCTCTCGTTAGTTATGTAACTAAAGCAGTTGCTGATGAAACATATCAACCAAAAGGCGAATATGCAACTAAAGCCGAAGTTCAAGCTATCGGTTCTTTAGATCCAGCTACACTTCAATCCTTAAAAGATCTTGCTCAACAATTAGCTGGTCATGCTGATTTAACTGCTGTATTGGATAAGTTAAATAAAGTATTCACTAAAGACGAAGTTAACGAAAAATTGGCGGCAAAAGCCGACGTAACTGCTCTTGCTGAATATGCAGAAAAAGCCGACGTCGAATCTAAACTTGGCGAAAAAGCCGACAAAACTAAAGTAGCCGAAGATATTCAAGCTGCTAAAGATGTAGCGGATGCAGCTGTTCGTGAAGTAAATACGACTGCTCAACAAGCTAAAGCTAAAGCAACTGAAAACGAAGCAGGCTTAGCAGACGCTAAAACTAAAGTCGAAAAAGCAATCGAAGATCTTGGTAAATTAACGACTAAAGTTAACGATCTTGCTCTTAATGGTGGTACTGGCACAGGTCTTGATGCTCAAGCTGTAGCCGACAAAGTTAAAGAAGTTGTCGATGCTATCGTAGCTCAAGAAAAATTCGTAGGCGAAACTAAGCTTAACGAAAAACTTGCCGATAAAGCTGATGTTAGTGCGTTAACTGCAGTTCAAGCTAAAGCCGATAAAGCTGCTTCTGACTTGTTAGGCAAAGCTGATGTATCCGCGTTAGCAGATAAAGCCGATAAAGCTGTATTCGAAGCTAAAGCCAACGAAGTGGATAACAAATTAAATACATTAGAAACTGCTACAGTTCCTAATTTAATCGATACTAAACTTACCGATAAACTTGCTGGTTACCAAGAAAAAGGCGAATATGTAACTAAAGAAGCTGCTGATCGTGATTATCAACCTAAAGGTGAATATGCGACAGCCGAAAAACTTAACGAAGTAAAAGCTAAAGCTGAAGCTAATGAAGCTACTATCGAAGGTTTAGATAAAGATAATTTAGTTCACAACGCTGATCTTGTTGTATATGCTAAAGCTGCTAAAGTAACAGAAGATATTTCTGCTGCTGTTGCCGGTCTTGGCGATGTATACGTAGCTAAAGCTGATGCAGATGTATATGCTAAGAAAGCTGACGTAACGACTGAAATCGGTGAAAAAGAAACTGAAATTAAGCGATATGCTGACGGTAAATTCGCGACAAAACAAGAATTAGAAAACGCTACTTTAGCTGCTGGTAACACTGGTCTTAATCGTGCTCAAGTCGAAGGTATCGTCGATGAAAAATTAGGCGATATTAAAGATGCAGTACAAACTATCACCAACATCCAATCCGGCGTTAACGATAATAAATCTGCCGTAAATTCTATTCTTGCTGAATTGGCTAAGAAAGCCACAAAAGATGAAGTAGCTGGTAAAGTTGCGACTACTGATTTTGAAGACGCAAAACAAACTCTTAATACAGCTATCACAGCTCAAGAAAATGCATTAGCTGCTGCCAAAACTGCTTTAGAAGAAGCTATCAAAACTAAATCTGAAGAAGCTGCTGCAGCTTACCAAACTAAAGTAGAATTTGCAAATTGGGCTCGCGACACATACGGTACAGAAATTGCTCGTATTAAAGACGATATGATGACAGCCGACGAAACAGATGCTGCTATCGATGCTAAACTTGCGACTAATCTTGAAACTCTTAAAGGTATTTTCCAACTTAAAGGTAACTACGTTACTAAAGAAGAGTTAACTAAAACTCTTAAAGATGGTTATATCACTAAAGACGAATCCGATCGTTTGTATCAAGGCGTAGGTAACTATGCTACTATCTAATATGGCGACGATCAAATCGGTAAAAACAAATCTAAGATCGATGAAGTGAATACGGCTCTTGCTGGTAAACTTGATTTAACGGCTGCTCAAAACGTATTCCAAGCTCGTGGCGATTATATGACTCGTGGCGATTTAGATAATGTTGCTACTAGTCCTGCATTTACTAACGCTATCAACAATGCTATTACGGCAAAAGCGTTCTTAGATAAAGATACTGCCGACGGTTTATATGCTACTAAAGGTACTTATGTAACAGCTCAAGGCGTAACCGATATTATCGAAGCTGATCCGACTATTGCCGGCAAACAAGATAAATTAACATTCGGTTCTGGTTTATCTTATGACGAAGGTACTAAAACTGTTACAGCTTCTGGCGTAAGTGTTGACTTAACTCCTTATGCTAAAAAAGCTGAATCCGATGCTAAATATGGTCCAAAAGATACTTTAACAGAAGATCAAAAAGGTGTAGTAGAATCTATCCTTCGTGATAAAAACTATGCTACAAATGCAGATCTTAGTAGCTATAGTGCAAGCATGGATACTAGTGTCGGTCAATTAAGAGCTAGTATCAATACTTTAAAAGATACTACTGTTCCAGCTATCGATACTCGTGTAACTGCATTAGAAGACAAAGCTGCTCCTACAGATTTCACTGAAGATCAAAAAACTAAATTAGATGAAATTCTTACTGGCAAAGGCTATGCATCTCATGAAGATATTGACAACGCTAAAGCTGAACTTAAAGGCGAGTTAGTTACCGAAGAAGCTGCACAGGCTCTTGTCAATGGTGCTGTTACAACTGCTGAAGGTAAAGTTAATGAAGCTAAAGAAGCGTTGGAAGGCAAAATCACAGAATTGAAAAATACTGTAGATGGAATCCATGCTCCAGATTTAAGTGCTTATGAAACTCAAGCTCAAGCAGAAGCTAAATATTTAAAACTTGAAGATATCGAAACTAAGTTAAAAGAAAAAGGCTTTATCACTCAAGCTGACTTGCAACCTATTCTCGATGCAATTAAAGCATTAAAAGGTGAATAATATATTGCCTTTCCTTAGAGTTCTAAATCTTCTCTCGTCTACACTTTAAGGAAAAGACTATGCAATTATTTAACTTTTTCACATTTTTAAATAATTATGCCCCCGATGCCGTAGAACGCTTAGTTATGTTTTTTTGCATAAGCTTTATCCTTATTATTATCGATACGATAATGAAGTTATTTAGTTTAACAATAATTAAACATAGCTTATGGCATTACAAAACCATCATAGAAGTGTTCTGGGGTGGTTGGGGACAGCAAAAATCAAGCCGCGTGTTTTATCGCGGCTTTGTTTTTAAACTTTTTCAATATTCTTTATTATGCTTATTCGCTTTCGGTATCGACGTAATTAAAATACCGATTACGGTTCATAGTGGATTTGCTCAGTTAGTCGATGCTATTTCTATCATATGCTATTTAGTAGTAATTATGACTGAATTGTGGAGCTTTAAAGAAAATTATATGTTGATTAAATATAATCACGATATTATTTCTAAGTTAGATAAAGCTGTGTTAGATCGACTCGATACCGTATCTTTAGGCGAATTAAAACTTAAACTGAGGGAAAAGAAAGATGACTAAAATTTTTAAAATGATGTTATTTGAAAATGAACAGTTAAGTTATACACGCGTCATCTCTTTCTCCTTGTTGCTTTTGTTGATCTGTGTAACTTTATATTTGGTTATTACCGGTCACAACTGGCAACATTATGAAACACTTGCTAGCTTAGCTGGCGGTGGTTCTGCCGTTACTCAAGTCGCTAATAAATTTATTAATAGTAAATATAATAGCGAAGTTGGTAGCTATAAGGAAAAAAATGATGCCGAATAAGTATTATTTAAAATGGTTAGTATTGTGCGGAGCAAATTTGCTCTGCATGATGCTATGCTATTTAACGAACTGGTTCGTCGTATTGTTTGCCGATACTAAAGGAAATCTTCCTAAGATTTTTAAATTATGGCAAACATACGATAATTGTCTCGATGTTGCTTGGATGATATATGAAGGCAACATACCTAAGTTTGCTCGTTATGATTTTAATAAACATTATCTATATCATTTCGAGAATAAAGGCGATGGGTATATGATCCCAGGATATGTCGATGTAATTGATGGAAACTTTACTCTTAAAGAATGGTTTCAGCGATATATATGTCGATGTGCTTGGCTATATCGAAATTGTGGATATGGATTTGCTTATTATATTTTCGGTAAATATGTACATCCTCGAGATATAAAAGTATATGTCGACAAAGAAGACTATTTCGTTGCTGTCGACATGAAGAACAAAATTTTCTGTATTAAAGATGATCGTAGATGGTGTCGATTATTTAAAAAAAGTATCTACTTAGGCTATAAGTTTAGAGGCGTAAATAAAGCTAAGAATCCATCTCGATGTATGCTTGCAAATCGCATTAATTTCTTTAGATTAGTTAAATAATGGTGTAATATAATGTATATCTGTTATTTAATTAACGAAAGGATTATGGCGTGAATAAATTAAAAGTTGAATCTCTTAAAGTCAATATATTAAATGTATTGCAATTAAAGACTGCTAAGAGTAACAATAAATATAAAAAAAGCGAGATCTATATTCAAGATCCCGACGAAATGATTCAGAATTTTGAAGATATCCAAAATTTAAAAGAATCGAAACAAAATAAATTAAAAGCCGGTAGTTCTATTAGCATTAATAGTGATAACGAAATTAGTGCAGAAGTCGATTTGAGTCCTTATTATACGAAGACGCAAACTGCTAAATTATTTATGGGTCGTGACGAAACGTATACTAAAGAGGAGATCGATGAAAGAACAGGTATTAACGGGCTTCTTGCTGGCGATAATATTTCTGTATCTACTGAGAACGGTCGTGCAAAAATCGCTACGACAATTGCGTACAAGCTCAGAGATAAAGCAATGTCTATCGGTAATTCTATTTTGGGCCGTGGTACTTCCGTTGGCGTTAATGCTTCAGCAACTGGTGAAAACAGTGTTGCATTAGGCGCAGATTCGGTCGCTACGCTCCAGAATCAAGTGTCTGTCGGAAACGATATGACTAAACGTATTATTAGTAATGTCGCAGACGGTATCGAAGCTAACGATGCGGTAACTGTAGGACAGTTAAATAAAAAATTGAGTTCGGCTTTGGATCAACTTAACCGATTAGCTGGTCAATTATATCCTGTTGGTTCTATTTATATGAATATAAATAACGTTGAACCATCTGCTATTTTTGGTGGCAGCTGGGAACGTATGCCTTCCGGTCGTATGCTAGTTAATAGCGGTGACGGTTTTAATCTCGGACAAGTCGGCGGCGAGAAAGAACATAAGCTTGCTGAAGACGAAATGCCGAGCCATCAACATAACTTAAATACAAATATATCTTTTACTGTTCCTAATGCTGGCGAGCATTATCATGCTATCGGTACTATTATAGATAATAACGGTGAATTTATTACTAGCGATAGTAATAGAAGTATGCGTAATGGATTCAAACTTCCTGAAAGTAAATATTGGACCAACTGGAATGGTTCTCAACATAATAATGATCGTGTACAAAGAACGGATAACGAAAGTTACAATTTATTTACTAGTATCAATAAGCAAACTGGTATTTCTAGTATAAGTAAAGATATTAATGCAAATACCAGCAGTATTGGTAAAAACCAACCTCATAATAACATGCCTCCATATATCGTTGTTAATATGTGGAAACGTATAAGTTAAGGAGATATATATGTCTGATCAAATACAAAATATTTCTGATGAAATTTTAGAATATAAAGATAAGATTTTTGTTAAGATCTTTAGTAATGCCTTAAAAGCAAACAAAGCGCCGTTTCCTGAAAACGTTGAGTATTATTTAAATAAATTAGTTATGAGTATAGGAGCACCCCCTAGTGTGGTTATGCTGAGCTCTGTTAGGAAAGAAAACAATAATTATATTGTGTCACTAACAGGTCCATTTGATAGTTATATCGAAATTAACGGCATGCCGACTCATTTTGATAGCGAAGGCAAAATAGTAGATTTTAGTGTACCAGCTTTAATTAAAGCAGACGATATTCTTAACTTTTATATTTCTGTAGTTAATTTTCCGTATAAAAAAGAAAAGCCTGCCGATTATACGAATAGTAAAACTGCTCAAGATATAATCGACACTGTAGAGACTTCTATATCTTTAGAAACATATGAAAAAATCGAAGAACCTGCTATCGGTGTATTAAAATATCTTAACAATATTGAAGCTAGTTATGATGTAATACCTCATTGGATAAGTAAATTAAACGCTCAAAATACTACGGGTAAAGGATTTATTAATTTTACAAATGGTTCAAATGTACCAATAAAAATAGTATTTAATAATCAGGAACATGTTCTTTTAGAAAATAATTCTGTCGATGTTCCATTTGATTTAGATGAATTTTTAGAAGTTTATAAAAATTCTGAATATAATCAAGTTCATATAAATAATTCAGAAGGAACAAACGTATCGAATGTTCAAATCATGGATCTTTTAACTCAAGAAGAGTTAAATAATGTTCGATTAACTGTAAATACTAATATCGATAGAACTAACGATCAAGAGTTCCCGGCAAGAATTAAACCGATTCTTGCTAATACTAAATTTTTCGGCGAAGCCGGATACTATGTTAATTTCATGGGTTCCGTTATAAAAGTACCGTCTCAAACTGAAGCCAATGGTGGTATCCATGTAACAAAAGCTGAAGTTCTTGCTATGGATGAAAATAATAAAAAAATATTCATTTGTGACAAAGATGGAAACATGATCGGTAAATCAATTACTCCGACAGCTTTTGTTACTAATAACTTAAAAACAATTAAAGCATTGATTAAATAAATAAGGAGCATACATGCCTGATAATAAAATACAAGATATAGCTAACGAGATTACGGCCTATAAACCGAACACAACTCTTTCTTTGATTAAAGCTGCTTTAGAAGATCTTAATGCGCCGTTTCCGGAAGAAACAAAATTTTATTTAAAAAAGTTATTTGGCAATATTGGTGTTGCTTATGGTACTGGTGTAAATATTAATGTCGTTACTGAACAAGACGATAATTATATTTTAACATTTATTGGTCAACCTTTTAGTTATATCGAAATTAATGATACTATATATAGATTTCCTGAATCTGGTAATTTGACTGTAACAGTAAAACAAGATGCAGAAAATCCTTTCCCATGTGCTAAAATTTTATGGGTTCCTATGAACAAAAATCTTCCTGAAGATTACGAAAAACCAGAAGAAAGCAAATATTTAGAAAACTGTTCTAAAGATTTCACTTATCCTGTGGCAGATGATAGTGAACATAGAAATAAAAATTATGTTAAATTTGGATATATTTTCTATGAAAATCCATCGGAACTTCTATTCTCTGATAATGTTTCTATATATCCAGATCAAAACGATCCTAGAATTCTTAAAGTTAGTGGATTGCTTCCAAATAAGAAATACGAAATTAACGGTGTAAAATTTACTGCCGATAGCGGCAGTATTGCAACGATTGAAGCTGCTATCGGTTTTGTGATAAAAGGTACATTTTTTGATTCATTATAATATAAGGATAATTTAATATGTCTGAAAACAATCAAATTCAAGAAATTTCTAAATTAATAGCTTCATTATTTTCTCAAGGTTTTAAGCCAGAATTCGAGAAATTTTTAGCCGATAAAAACATTCCATTTGCAAATCAAACAGATTTATACATACAACGATTATTTAATAG